CACATCCAGACCGAGCAGATTCAGATCAATGCCGAGGTCACCAATGCCCAGACGGCCATGCAGGAGCGCCAAGCCCTGTATGCACACGACATTGCCTTGGGCCAAGGGGCCAGCACTTGGGTCATCAACATGCGTGCGGCCACCCGTAGCGTCATCACCTATGGCATGTTTGCCATGTTCATGTTTGTGGAAATCTTTGGCTTCTACTACGCATGGCACACAAACGTGGAATTCACCGTGGCGCTGGACAACCTGTGGGACGATGAGACTCAAATCATTTGGGCGTGTATCGTGAGCTTCTGGTTTGGCGGTCAGGCGTTTAAATCTAAGTGAGATCAAGATGGCAGACAAACGCAAAATTCAAGGCGGTTACTACAGGCCAGATTCTTCTGAATATGAGCAGTTTATAAAACTTCTTGATCCAGAAAGGCGAGGGCTAAAGCCGTTTGGCGTTCACAACGTGCATTTGCCTGCCGAAAAAGAAATTAACCCAGACCAGTATCTGGGCGCACGAAGGGCCAACCCGCAGAATAAATATGGCGCAAAAGACCGGATGGAGACTCAGGAATATGGGTATGACAAAGAAACAATGGGCAATTTGCTGAAAGCCTATAAAGATGCAATAGCAAAACACGGCATTGCTCCGCTTCATCCTGATGACTTGGCAAACATGGCGCTGGTTGAGGGCCGTTCAAATTTTGGTTATAACGCATATAACCAAAACAACAAAGACGCTCAGAGAATTGCAAAAAATTTAATCAAAGCAGGGCATGATCCGTATGCGGCAGGCTTTCCCGCCGCAATTGCCGATAAACAGCAACTGGCCGAAAGGCTTGGAATCCCTTTCTATCAGGCGTGGAATGGTGTCAGCCCAGCCGGAAAAACATACGCAAACAAAATTAAACAACATCGGTATGCTGTTGAAGACCCAAGAAATCAGGCGTTGAGAGAGTAGATTAAGCAAACAATGGGGTATAAAGAGCCTGACGTAAAAATAGCGCAAGATGCCCCAGTTGAATTACCAACAGATTACCGTGCTGGCGGCAGGGTTCGGTTAATATGAATCTCAGCCCAGAGGCCATCAAGGTCATCTGCCACCATGAGGGCATTCGGTTTAAACCATACCGCTGCCCAGCCCTGCTTTGGACAATAGGAGTTGGACATGTACTTTACCCAGACCAAGCTAAGATACCAATGGATCAAAGAGGCGCTTACCCGCTTCGCCCAGAAGATAACCGGGTTTTTTCAAAGGACGAAGTAGATGGAATTCTTAGAGCCGATCTGCAACGCTTCGAACGTGGGGTGCATTCTTTCTGTCCTGTCCCTCTTACACAAGGTATGTATGATAGCCTTGTTAGCTTTAGTTTTAACGTGGGCTTGGGGACCCTCCAGCGTTCAACGCTTCGTCAAAAGCTGCTTCGGGGCGATAAAGCGGGTGCTGCGGAAGAACTCTTGAAGTATTGCATGGCTGGTGGGAAAATACTCAAAGGGCTTCAAAATCGGCGCATTGATGAACGAGCCATGTTCTTGTCATAAGGTAGACCATGCCACTCAAAAAGATTCAACTCAAGCCCGGTGTAAACAGAGAAAACACACGGTACACCAATGAGAACGGGTGGTATGACAGCGACAAGATTCGTTTTCGCCAGGGCACTCCTGAGAAGCTTGGTGGGTGGCAACGTATCTCAGCGAACACCTTTGTTGGCATTTGCCGATCCCTATGGGCCTGGGTAACACTGGGCGCTGCCAACCTTCTGGGGCTTGGTACAAACCTGAAGTTCTATATTGAGAACGGCGGGACGTATTACGACATCACTCCGGTCAGATCGTTGTCCACGCTAACCAACCCGTTTGCCACCACCAACGCATCAACCACCGTTACAGTGACAGATGCCACTGGCGGGTATATCACCAATGACTTTGTGACTTTCACAGGAGCCACGGCAGTGGGTGGCCTGACCATCTCTGGCGAATTCCAGATTACCGTTACAAGCTCGACAACCTACACCATCCAGGCGGCTTCTGCGGCCACATCCACCGCCACTGGTGGGGGCACTGTTTACGCCGTGTACCAGATTAATGTTGGCCCTGCATATGCGGTTCCCTTGGTTGGCTGGGGCGCTGGCCCATGGAGTTCGGGAACGTGGGGTGTTGGCACATCATCTACAGATTCATTGCGCCTCTGGAGTCAATCCAACTTTGGTGAAGACCTAATCTACGGCCCCAGAGCAGGGCCAATATATTACTGGGATGCAACCGTTGGTTTCACAGGCTCTACCTTTACGGTGACAATTTCCACCCCCGGAGTTTTATCCACCAGCTTAACTCTTGCTAATGGAACAGCTTTGATGCTGACCACTACCGGGGCATTGCCTACGGGCTTGCTTGTTGGAACGGTGTATTACGTTGTAGCTGTGTCAGGAACGCAGTTCAGTCTTGCCGCCACTTACAACGGGGCCGCTATAAACACCACCGGATCACAGTCTGGGGTTCATTCTTTCTCCCCCAGAGGCGTTGCACTTACTTCGCTGGGCGGCGGCTCAAGCGTTCCCATCATTCAGAACTTTATTCTTGTGTCTGATGTAAGCCGGTTTGTGTTTGCCTTTGGAACCAATGATTACAGTTCAGCAGTCCAGAACCCAATGCTGGTGCGTTGGTCAGATCAGGAGTCGCCTGTAACTTGGACTCCAGCCGCAACAAACCAAGCTGGTAGCTTGCTGTTTTCTCACGGTTCTGAAATTGTCACCGCCATGCAGTCCCGTCAGGAAATCTTGGTGTGGACGGACTCATCCTTGTATTCCCTGCAATATGTTGGTGCGCCTGTTGTGTGGGGTTCTCAGCTTGTGGGAGACAATGTCTCAATAGCATCTGAAAACGCAGTTGCATACGCCAACGGCGTAGCTTATTGGATGGGCGTGGACAAGTTCTACAAGTACGATGGGCGCACCCAGACGCTGAACTGCGATCTACTTCAATATGTGTTTAACAACATCAACAAGCTTCAGTTTCAACAGGTGTTTGCTGGGACAAATGAAGGCTTCAATGAAATCTGGTGGTTTTATGTCAGCAACGACAGCCTGGACTACACCATTGACAGCTATGTGGTATTTAACTATTCAGAGAACCAGGGTCAAGGGTGCTGGTACTACGGATCGCTGGCCCGGACGGCGTGGCTGGACAGTGGACTGCGGGATTATCCTATGGCCGCTACATACAGCTACAACCTTGTTAACCATGAGCAAGGCGTGGACAACAATGAAACTGTAACTGCATTGCCCATTGAATCCTTCATCACCTCATCTGAGTTTGATGTAGATGACGGGGATAAATTTGGATTTATTTGGCGGGTTCTGCCTGATATAAAGTTTGTTGGCTCTACCGCAGCAAACCCACAGATGACCATGTATCTCAAGCCCATGCAGAACTCAGGCTCTGGGTACAACAGCCCCTCATCTCTGGGTGGGTCAGACAACGCCACCGTCACTCGCACGGCAACAGTTCCAATTGAAGCGTTTACAGGTCAGGTGTACATCAGGGTGCGTGGCCGTCAAATATCCATGGAGTACAGATCAACCACCCTGGGTGTTCAGTGGCAAGCAGGCTCACCACGGATTGACATCCGTCAGGACGGCAGACGATGACTGACATTTCCAAGGTTGTTGCGCCACGGATGCCCAATGCGCCGTTGGCGTATGAACCGGCGTACCAAGAGCAGTTTATGAACATCCTGCGGTTGTATTTCAACCAGTTGGACAACGCAAACCAGCAACTCATCACAAACAGTAACTTGCTGTACTCTGTTTACACAGTGGCTACGTTGCCCAGCGCAGTAACCAGCGGCAAGGGCGCTAGGACGTTTGTGTCTGATGCCTTGGCTCCAGTGTTTGGAGCAACCGTGGCAACCGGTGGGGCAATAGCCACCCCTGTGTATTCAGACGGCACAAACTGGAAAGTAGGTTGACATGCCAACATCTATACAAACAGAAAAATTTGGAACGCTAGATACCAGCGGGCGGGTTCCTATTTATGCAGATTACGCTTTTCCTGGCGTTAATGATTTAAAACAAAGCTGGGGTTTTAATTTTCCAATAAACGGAGTTGACTATAAATTTCTTCCAGAAGACAGAATTGCAAAAGGGATTATTTCAGGTGGCACGGGCTATGTTGCCCCTGGATTTTTAAACCCAGATTTAGTTACAAACTATAAAAATAGTTCTGAGTATATTGATTTAAAAGATACGGTATTTGGAAGTAGTTTTAATGCTGGTGATTTTCTTAAAAATAATTTAGGCACTTCATCAAAAGGCTATCTTACGCCAGTGAGCGCATGGCAACCTATTTTTAATCAGGGGCTTATACCCTATCAAGTATCTACAACCGGCCCTGTTCAAGGAATTGGACAAGTAGAGGGCAAGCCTGTTTTCTATGGTTTTGACGGAACCATTAACCAAGCAGGAAACATAAATTATCGAACAGCCGTTGGGCAAGAAATAACTGGATATACCTATAGCAGTGGTGGTGGCGGTCTGCTTGCCGGTCTTGGGCGTGAACTAAACAAGATCAGCCCCGCAATTGGCTATGTATCAATGGCCTATTTGACAGCCGTC